ACGTGCTCCTGAGGCACGCGCGTCTGCCTTTCCGCCACGCCCCGGTGTGATAAAATGCAGTTGCTTGGCGGTTCCGCCCTGGGCTCGGTCTGGGGTTGGAACCGTCTTTTTTATTCAATCAGCTTTGCCGTACCGTCCTTGCAGATGAGAAGCGCCCGCTCAAAGTTGAATCCGTTTTTGCCGCTTAGATAGTCTTCCGACTTCCTTATCTGCGCCTCAGCTTCCGCATCGGTAATCTTGCTGAACCTGTTGTCGATGACAACACGCGGGTTATCAAGGAGCTCGATATTGATTCCGTCTGGCAGGACGGCCCCCTCCGACGAGAGCCGCACCCACTTTGAATGGCATTCGGTCATACGCTTCTTCAGCGCATGGACCCCACCTTCGATCGTCTTCATATCCCAATAGCTCCACATTCCGTCAAGGTAGAGCTCGATGTCGATATTCGCCGTCGCGCTTCCCTGCTCGTGGAGCAGCCTCTGCCTATACCCGAGTCTGGACAGCTGCACGTAGCTCTCCCACTCGAGCGGGTTCTTCTTCTGCATCTTCTTGAGTTCGCCAGGCACCAACGCAGACAGGTCGAGGTTGTCTGCCCTGTAGCCGGTCGATGGGTCAGATCCTACGGCGGCGAGGTTGATCGCCCTGCGCTTGAGCGTCTCCTTCTGCTTGGCGCTTAGGCCCGCATCCTCGTCTATCTCATTTAACTGCACGTACAGGTCGCGTAGCTCCTCCGGCCGCACGCCCTCCACGAGTTCCGCGTCCGGGTTGTCCTCGAAGCCGGGGACCACCTTGCAGTCGCAGTGCCGGTGGAAGTGCTTGAACTCGCCGGCCGACTTGCGCGTGTGGTAGACCGCGCCGCGGCTCGCGAGCATGATGCAGAAGGTGCAGGTCTCGAAACCCGTCGGCACGCGTGCGAAGCGCACGCCCCTGTCCTTGTCGCGGCCCACGTTGGAGATGATCGTCTCGTTCAGGCTGCGGAACGCGTCGTTACGGGCGTACTCGCCGCACGCCCTGGCGAACGCCGCGTCGCCGCCCTTCACGAGCTTCTTCGCCTGGTAGCGCGCCACCTCGTCGACGGACTTCGGTTTGTACGTCGTCATGGTGACGGCCTGCTGCAGCCTGGCGCCGTTGCGCTCTGCGAGGTCGTCGTACCACTGCGCCGCGAACTCCGCCGCGACGTCGTCGTACCCCTGGACGAAGCCCTCCATGATGAGCTTCGCGGCCTCGCGCTTCTCGGCGACGGTCGCGCCCTCGTGGGCGCGGCACCAGGCGAGCACGGCGGCCTCCACGTCGGATGCCGCCCCGTCGCCTATCTTCGCCACGGCCCGGTTGTAGGCCGCGAACTCAGCCGCGCTAATCATCGGCGGGCGGCGCGGGTTCTACCGCCTGGGTGACGCCCGCCATCAGGTCGAGCGCCGCCGAGCGCGTCACGTTGCGTCTGATCTCGGACGAGACGTTGCGCACCTCGTCGTCATCGAGACCGTTGAGCCGCCAGAAGGTCGGCGTGCCGGCGAAACCCTCGACCACCGACGCGAGCTTGATGGAGCTGTCGGTCTGCTGGGCCAGCGTCGGCATGGCGGGATTCAGGAAGTGGACGGACACGCCGCAGGCGTCCTCGGCCTCCTCGTAGGAGCACCCCAGCTCCGTCGCGATCGCGGCGGTCGCGGCATTCGCCAGCGCCGCCTTGGCCTCGCGGATGAAGCTCTTGCACTTGAGGATGAGCGGCTCGTTCTCGGCGTAGATCGCCTCGGCGGAGCTGGGGTTGTCGCTCATGATGCCGAACTGCCCCACGTGGATGCCGGTCGCGGCGCTCATACGCTTGCACAGGTTGCCGAAGTGCTCGGTCATGGGCTGCATGCTCGGCTGCGTGAGCTGGCCGAACTGCGGAATCGTGCCGTCCTCGGTCTTGGTGACCTCGAAGATGGAGCCGATGAAGGCACTCCACTTGGTCTTGTCGGCGAACGCGTCTCCGTCGGTGCCCAGCAGGTACTTCTGCGTGGACGCGGCGAACGCGGCGGCGATCTCCTCGTTGACGTTGGCGCGCATGGCGCAGTCGATGTTCCAGCGCACCTCGGAGTTGATCCTGGACACGCCGAACGGTCGGTCGTCATCGGGATTGTGCGGCATGACGAACATGGGCACGGCGCCCAGGCCGTGCTCCACGTACTCCGCCGCCCACTCGTTGCGGCGAACCTCGCGGATGCGCACCATGCGGTCCGGCAGCATCACGTTGACCCAGTCCGGGCGGTTCGTGGGTCGCCCGCGGTCCTTGGCGAAGGAGACGACGAACATGCCGGAGGACAGGCACTCGTGGACGTCGTCCCAGATGCCCGTGCACAGGGTCGGCGGGTACGCCGAGATGCGGGCGTGCCCGTCCTCGTCCGCCGTCACCACGAGCATGGAGAAGCAGTACTTGAGCGCGGAGTTGACGGCCTTGCCGACGCGCGTGGCCATCTTGTTGCGCTTGGCCACGGATGTGAGCAGGCCGTCGAAGTCCTCGTCGTCGGGGCACGTGAACCCGTCGAAGGCGATGTGATCGCGCATGACCTCCACGCACTTGTAGCCCCAGCCGCACGCGACCTCCAGGTCGCGCAGCGAGTCGGGCACGGCGATGCCGAGGTCCTTGAGCATGTTGCGCGCCTCGTAGTAGTCCGAGCGCAGGAGGTTGCCCCTGTAGTGTGTCTGCCAGCTGTTGAGTAGGCAGCGCACCGTCTCGCGGTCCTCCTCGAGCAGGCCGTCGGCGGACGCCACGGCGTAAGGTATCGAGATCAAGTGACCCTCGCCTTCATTCCGGGTTTTCTCTTCGATGTGTTGAGCGCGAGCAGCGCCAGCCCCGCGGCCTCGATGGGCGCGGCGTTGTCGCCGCCGAAGCCCCAGCCGCCCGACGAGCCGATCTTGCGCTTGGGTGAGGTCTCGGCGGAAAAGTCGAGCGCCGGGCACGCGATGTGCGTGACCGAGCCCGCCTTCGCGCCGGACGAGATGAGGCTTGCGGCGGTCACGGCCTGGTCGGTGCTCGGGCGCAGGATGTAGTCCTTGGGCATGCCCATGCCCTCGAGCTTGTCGCACAGGGCGCCGGCGCCCGCCTTGCCGTCGATTGCGACGCAGGCGTACCTGCCCGCCCTCGCGGCGATCCAGTAGGCCAGCCAATCCGTGCTGGGCTCCGGGTCCTTGCAGAAGGGAAGCTCCACGTGTACGGTCGCAGACCCGGGCGGCCGCACGGCGCACGCCACGGCGACGGTCGAGCCGTCGGCGCTGAACCTCACGCCGACGCAGATCCTGCAGCCGGCGGTAAGCTCTGGGCCGCTCCCCACGAGGCACTCGCCCCATGCGGCGGCGCCGATGACCGGCGGCTCAACCTGCTCCTGCGGGGGCAGCCAGTAGCCCAGGTACTCCTGGGCGGCCCCCAGCTCGTCCATGTCCTTCATGCCGGTGCGGATGGCGCGGATGTCGGCGTGGTAGCCGAGCGAGGGCATGACCTCCGGCCAGCGGCTCTCGTCCCAGATGTCGCCGACCTCCTCGACGCCGTACTCCAGCCACAGCAGGTCGGACGCCTTCTCGCCGCCCTCCCATGCCTGCTGCCGGAGGTTCTTGAACACCTCGGCGGGGTTGCCGGCGCGGGTCGGCGTTCCGGCGTACACGATCATCAGGTTGTGCTTGGCGCCGGACGTCGTGGTCGGGTTGATGACCTGCGTGTGGATGCCCGTGAGCTCCTGGGCCTCGTCGTATATGACGATGTCGAAGGAGAAGCCCAGGCGCGAGGACTTGGTCCTCGTCGAGAACTGGATGACGCCGCCGGAGCTGAACCGCATCCACTCCTGGCCGGTCTGCGAGCAGACCTCGACCAGGAGCTTGCGCCAGCGCGGGATTCCCTCGGACGTGTCGCCGACACGGCGCCCGAAGATCTTGCGGAAGCGGTCGACCATCTCCATGGTCGTGGAGTAGTTGTGCTCGGTCCAGAGCACCTTGTAGCCGGCGAGCGCGGCCATGACCGCGACCCACACGATGATGTCGACGGACTTGCCCTGCTGGCGCGGGATGGAGATGCCGACGCGCGGGTGGACCCACTTGCCGCTCGCGTCCACGGCGCCGATGTCGTGGGCGAGCTGCTCCTGCCACGGCACGAGCTTGTATCCCATCGTCGGGGCGAGCTCGACCGCGAGGGAGCCGATGGACCTCTCGTAGGGCTGGACGAGGCGGAGCCTCGGCTTAGCCGAGGACGTCGCGCAGGACCGAGACGGCGTTGATGATGACATCGTCGCCACCGTCCTCCCCAGCCCCCTCTATTCGTTCAATCTGCTCGAGCGTCTCGCGGTACTCCTTGGCGAGCCGTGCCGCCTGGCTGGGCTCGGCGTCGTAGAGCTGTCGCTCGATGATCTGCCTCACCCACCGGAGCCTCCCGAGCGTGTCCTGGCGGCCGTCCGGGCCGTCTGCGGGAGGCGCCGAGACGCCCGCGCCCACGGACTCCCCCGTGGACTCGTCGGTCGCGATCTCGCCGCTCTCCTTCATCCTCTTTATGAGCGCGCACACGCCGGAGCGCGACCGCTTGAGCTTCTTCGCGATAGCCGCAGGTCCGAGCGCCGGGTAGGCGTTTTTGACGAACTCGCGCTCGTCCGCGGTCCAGGGCTTGCCCCTCGGCTTCGTGGACTTCGTGGACATTCCATGCACCTCCCGGTATGGACTCGGTTTCGGGGCCTGCGCAAAAAAGGCGCAATGCCGTGGGGCGAGCCTTCAGCCCCCGGGGAGGGGCCATCCCCCAGGGTCGGGTCACCACGGCAGCGAGGTCGAGCAGCCCACGTCGCGGGGGCGCGGCGATATCGAGCCGTTGAGCGCGGCGAGGCTCTTGTTGCCGCGCCGCTCGTTGCAGATCCGGTGCGCCGGCGCGACGTTCGCGCGGTCGATGGGCGAGCCGCCCTTGGACACGGGCACGATCTCGTCCACCTCGAAGCTCATCGGGTCGCCTGCCGGCAGGTCGTAGTCGATGGCCATGCCGCAGATGTGGCACGGCAGCCCCTGCGCCTTGAGCCAGGCGCGCACCTGCCGGCGGGCGTGGCCGTTGGCGTAGCGGGTCTTGGTGGCCAAGGCTAGCGCTCCGCCGGGGAGCGGCCCCTGTTGGCCATGCATTCCTCGAGCCCCGCGTAGCGCAGGCTCTCGACCGCCTTGCCGGCGGCCTTGCACTTGCGCCCGCCCGCACGGCGGGCGATGCCCAGGGCGCGGCGGAATGCCCACGCCATGACGGTGTCGTACCGTCTTGCGGCGCGAACGATAGCCTCGCGTGTGACCACGGACCCACCTCATTAGGTTGTTGCTTAATAGAAAGGCCGGGGTCCCTGAACTGCTGAAGGGAGCCCCGGCCACTCATCTGTGCTTCCACGCACATCCGACCCGCAAGCCGCGCGGGCGGCGCTGCGAATCGACACCCTAGTTATATCCCAGAAGAAACCTGCAACGGTCTGCAATTGTGTGCAATCGTCTGCAACTATCTGCAATTGTCTGCAATTGTCTGCAGAAGCGTGCAATCGTCTGCAATTGTCTGCAGTCCCATAAAGACAAAAGGCCCCGACCGCATATGGCGATCGGGGCCGACATGCTGACGCGAACCAGCTATCCAATTATATTGCCGCACGGCCCACGCCAGCCCTTGCGGTGGCGATGCCCACCATATCGACCCAGTCCAGGGCCGATGACATATCTGAATGCACCGACCTCACCGACACCCCGAGCGTCCCCGCGATCTCCTGCAGCGTGCGGTCCTCGCAGTATCGCAGCTCCAGTACGTCGCCCCAGCGCTTGCCCGGGTTGGCGGAGCGCACGCCCGCGCAGAGCTCGCGGCCCTGCTCCACCTCGCGCCGGAACTCGGACAGCTCCGCGCCGCTGCGGCGCTCGTAGTCTATGCGGTCGTCCGTCGAGCGCATGAAGTCAGTCCCGTGCGCGCCCTTGCCCACGGCGTCGTAGCGCTGGGCGCGCACCTGCTCGCGCGCCTGCATCGACTCGATGACCGCCAGGCGGCGGTCGATGCCGCGTTGGGCGGCCCGTACGGTCTCGAAGTATTCCCTTGCGTCCATGTGACCTCCCGCGTGGTACCATGCTCTACGCCACATAGAGGATGCCGGGAGGCGTCTTTGCCAAAGGCCGCCGGCGCTCCTACGCCAGCGGCCTTAATTATATATCTACCTATGTCTACCTGCGGAAACTTAAAATCTCATCGCGACCTCGCGGCGGATAGCCATGATCTCGTCGTACGCTACGCCCGATCCGGCCAGGTAGCGGTCGACCCTGTCGCGCTTGGGCTTGGAACCCTTGCGCCTCGCTTCCCTCGCACGGTCCTGCTCGTGTTTTCGCCGACACTCCTCCGAGCAGTACTTGGCCTTCGGCGCCTGGGGGATGAAGACCCTCCCGCAGATCGCGCACGTCCTCTCCTGCACACCCCACATCACGGTCATCTCATCGACCTCCTACGCCTGCGGGCGCGGCGCGCCTCGATGCTCTTGCGCACGCGGCGGTT